TTTATCAAGATTTTGTCTATAACTATTCATACTTGATGCAGAATTTTTATAAGTTTCATCAGATTTTTCTTGAGCTTGTGTAAGTCTATCTAATTCCAGTCTCTTTTCTTTTAAAGCATTTTTAGTTTTTTCTGTGTTTTCTTTTAATTTTTTTGCTTCTGCATCAGACATAAGGGGTTCTTTAAGAAATAGCTCTCTGGAACTGCCAGTTTTTGTTTCCCCTTTTTTCTTTTCGTCTTCACGGTCTTTTGTTTCTTTAAAACCTTTAAGTTTTTTTTCAAGTTTTTCTACCTCTGAAGCTGCCTCAAAAACAGCTTTATTAGTAGCCATTGTATCGTTAGTAATACCAGCAAATACATCTGACTCAGCATCTATTTTTTTAAGATTTTCAGCAAAATTATTAACTTCTAAACTTGCAGCTTCTACAGCACCAGTAACTGCTTGTATATCAAAATTATCATCATCAAAGTGACCAACTGTAATTCCCATCGAATCAGCTTGTTCTCCAAGTTGTTTCATATCTACAATATCATTTAGATATGATTGGACTCCTTCATCTTCAATAAATGGACTTGTTCCTACAGATGCTGCTCCAATATCATCTAATGCAGTATTAATTCTTTGTTTAGTGTATTTTGAATGGTCGTCAGAAAATAAAGTACTTTCAACTAAAGTATCCTTGATATCACTAGAAAGAGACTCTCTATCCATTTCTGTAAGTTTGTTAATATCTTTAGCACCTGCTATAAGAGCATTTCTTTTTGCTTCTAAATCAACTATGTTTTTTAAAATTTGTTCTTGTCTTTGTAAAGTAGCATTTTGCTCATCTGTAAGAGTTGTTACTAATCCTTGTGCTTCCAACTCTTGTTTAATTGCAGCTATTATTTTAAATCTAGTTTGTTCAACATCATTTAACTTATCTACATTGTCAACACCACCCTTTTCAGATTGTAATTTTTTCATCATATCTGCGTTTGCTTTAGTATCAAATATTTGATTCTTTCCTAACAATGCATCTGCTTCTGTTAATATATTTTGTAAACCTTCAGTTCTTACACCTTCACCAGCTGCTAATGATAAAAAGTTTTTTCTATTCATTGTTTCGTAAACTTTATCTTGTTTTCTAAAAGCTCTCATTTCAGAAGCTCTTTGACGTGTGCTCTTGAACATGTCGCCAAATATTCTTACTCTTCCATCAACACCTGTACCTGGAACTCCTATTTTTTGCATTTCTTCTAAAGTAGCTTGAGTTCTTTTGAATCCATTAAAGATTGCATTTGCCGCAAATGCTGCAAGTGCTGCTCGTTTACCAAATTCTGTTATTTCACCTGTTTTTAAACCAGCAGTAATTGTTGTAAAACCACCAACAACTTTATTTAGTAAAGGTAGTAAATCATTTCCTAAATCAATAGCTAATGCATTAACATTATTTCTTAAAATACCAATTTGTGATGTTATTGTTTCGTATCTTTTTTCTGCTTCAGTCTGTAAAGCATTATTTAATGTAAATTCTTCATTTGCAGAATTTAATGCATCTTTAACATCATCAGAAGCAAGTGCCATAGAACGTAAAGCTCTTAAAGTTCTTTGCTGGCCTAATCCTAATTCTTCAAGTAACCTAACAGTGTCGCCACCAGCAGCACCAACGCCTCTTAAACCAGTTAGGAAACCAACAAAAGCTTGTGCAGGAGATATTTCTGCTAACTGTCTGAACTCTTCAGAGGTCATACCAGCTACTTTTGCAAATATAGATAACTCTCTACCACCTTGAATTACAGCAGTGGACATTTTATCTAAAGCTCTAGCTACTGCAGTAGAACCCGCTTGTGTCTGTTGACCTACTTGTTTTAAAGCAGCAGCTAATGCTAATGAGTCTGCTGCAGCATTAGAAGTAGGAGATTCTAATAGCTCCATAGCAGCAGCAATTTTTTGAGCTGCACCTACAATCTCTGATTCAGTAGCAGCAAATTCGTTACCTAATCTAACAACAACAGAAGCTAAGTTTTCTATTTGTTGTTCTGGAACTCTTGTGATAGCAGCTAATCTTGATAAAGCAAAGGCACCTTCTTCAGCACCCATGTTTGTAGCTACTGTTAATTTAGCAATTGTTTCTGTAAATTTTGCAATGTTAACTGCTTCAATACCTAACTGACCACCAATTTCAGCAATCTTAGATAGTTCAGTTGCAGCGACTGGTATTTTTCCAGACATGTCAACAAGAGATTTAGCTAATGCTTTAAAGTTTGCTTCTTGATTTCTACCAGCAGCACCAGCAAAGTCTAATGTCTTCTTAACACCAGCAAATGAATCTTGAAATTGTATAGCTGCTCTTGAAGCAAAGTTAAAAGCAGAAAAAGCTGCACCACCAACAGCAGCGAAAGCAGGAACAAAAGATGTCATTTTGTTTGCTGCTAATGCAGACTTTCTTTGTAATTGTGTTAACTGATTTCCAACTTGTTTTGAAGCTTGTGATAAAGACTGATTGTCTGCCTGAAAGGCAAGCATCACGTTTATTGTTGATTTTTTACCCGAAGGCTTCACTGTAACTCCTACTTATTAGTTCCCTGTCCTTTTACCTCCCCTAAAAATTGGTCTAATCCTACAGTGTTTCTTGGCCTATTACCTCTACCTCTTAACCTATCTAATTCTTTTTTAGCCCAACCTTTTGGAGCTTTATTTGAGTATTCAGAAACATATTCTTCACCCTCAGAAGCTGCATTATAGTATGGAGCATAGAAACTAGATGAATCTACTGGTAAGTTAACCAAGAGTAGCATAAACCGTCTCCAGGTTATACTAGCAGGCTCTTCTATGAGATAGTGTCTTTGAAAATCCGCCTCAACTTGAGACCATCGATATATGATATCCATGACCTCAAATTTTATTTTGGGGTATCGTCGTCTCCATCTTCAGGCTCAACTTCTACTTCGTCTTCAGTATCTGAGATATTGTATTCACTAAGTAGGAATTCTAATAATCCTTCAAGTTGTTGCCATGTAGCACCACCATCTAAAATGTCATCCATAACTTCATCACCAACAATTGATGATAACCATTCTGGGATTGCTGCTGTAGGCATTGCACCTGATTCATCCATCCAACGCATTTGAGCTAAAACAGTTCTAGCTGGTAATGCTGGTGGAAAGGTGTAAGTATTTCCATTTAATTTAATTTTAATTTCTTCGGCTGCTTGCTCTTTAGCAGCAGCATCGAAGTCTTTATATCTTTTGTCAGCCACGCCGACCTCCTATATTATCCATAATTAGTTTTTTTATTAGTTAATGTCGAATAAATCCGAATCTGCGGTGTTATCGACTACTCTAAACAAATCAGTGAATTGAGCATTAGTTTTAGGTTTAAGAACCTTAAACTCAACTGCAATAACCACTTTTTGTGGAGCTTTTTGGTGAGCCATTGAGAAAGCACCAACGTTAATAGCACGTGGGATTTCAACATGTCTGTCATCACCAGAAGGACCGTCAACAATTAACAATAATGATTTCTCATTAAAGCTATCTGTTGATGGAGGTATTAAAGCGGTATATCCTGTTTGATATCCGTTATTACCGTCACCAACTGTTGTGGTACCACCACCAACTGCAAGAGCTATGTTAGCTAGTGAAGCTTGTGCAAGTTCACCAGTTAATCTAACTTCTTGAGCTGTTTTGATTGTTTTGATAGGGTCGATTTCTTCCGCAACCATAATGTCTTCGAAGGTTTTGTCCATTTCTAGAGTCCAACCGTCTTCAGAATATCCTACGTCAACCCAGTCAGAAGCTGGGTCAGCCCAACTACCTGAGCTATCTGTAGGGAATGCAATATAGTCACCAGAAGCGTCACCTTGGTTAGAAATTGCTGCAGTGTATAAAACACCTGTACCAATAACTACTTCGGAAATAGAACCATTTGTATTTGGCATAATTTACTCCTAATTACTCTTCTTCTACTTCAGTATCTTGCAAGACACTGCCATTAAAGGCATCGTCCTCAATATCGGAATCATCCACATAGTCATCTGAAGCGTCATTGTCTTGTTCTTCAGCGACTTCCTCATTCAAAACAAGTAAAGAATGATTTTCACCATTTAAGGTAAAATTATTCTCTTTTAACCTGTCCCAAACTTTGGACTCAATTTCCACCCATGCGTCTTTTGTAAAAATTTTACCAGTTACTGTGTCACGTACTTGTGCACGTCCAAATAATTGGTTAACTTTTACCTTGACAACTTTATTCTCTTGTTCTTTATTACCAAACATAATTCTCCTAATAAGCTGCTCTGTACATCATACTCAGTGTTATTGAGTATCTACCAAGTCCAGTAGCAACTTCTTCAATTCGTGATGGTAACTGTACTATTTGAAAGCCGTATATTTTAGCTTTAAGTGGTACATCGTCATCACTTACTATATACCCATTACTATAGTTGAAAGCTGCTTGAACTATGGTATTAGCAACGGTATATGCAGTGCCATAATCAGGGGTTGAGGTATCAGAAGAGCCACCCCATTTACCTGCATAACAGTCAATAGGTATTAAAGCTGATTGTATATGAGCTTCACTAAAAGGATTTAATAATGAGCCACCTGCTCTAAATAATGTAACAAAAGGTAATTCTGCATCTCTAGGTAATCTTGTTGCAATTCTAGTACTTACTAAATCTGTTATTGATGATTGTCCCAACATCCATTTACGTATAATAATTTCAGCATCTGGCGGTGCGACTTGATTTGGGTCTAATGTATTAGGCATATGATAACTCTATCATAAGATTATTAACCGCCTAGTATTGCTCTTCTTATAACTTCGAGAGGATTTACATTACCTCCCATCATTGAAACATCAAAATCCCAACTAACAGCTGTATTTTGATTTGGTGGAAGCATTCTCATTTTATAATAGTTTATAGTCTGTTCATTAGCTCTTTTTTGTCCCTGCAATCTTCTATTCTTACCTTTTGAAGTTGCACTTTGTCCAGTAGTTTTATAATTAAAATTAATTTCTGGATTCATTGTGTATTTAACATAAGCTACAATTGAAGGGTCTGGTTCTAGTGCTAGTAAAAACATTAAAGCATTATAATTTGCAGCACTGTTGTTAGCATTTTCCATTAATCTTGTTAGTGATTTTTTCATTGTAGGATTTAATCCACCACCAACTTGATTTCCATCATAAACTTTGTCCATGTTTTGACCTCCACCATTTCTAACTTGACCTCTTACAGTTCTATAATCTTTTATAATTTGCCTTGTTTCTCTATCGTCAATATCAAATTTATATTCAGCAGGTGCATCTTTCATGTCTAATATTTTTGCTGCATAATAAGCTGTACCTTTTCTTAAAATACTTCCTTGTTCATGTGCAGCTTTATGATGATTAAAACTTCTAATTGGAGAACTTTTAGCATTAGCTCGTCTGTCACTAACTACTTTTTCTTCAGTTGGACTACCGAATACGTTAGTTTTAGATTTACTAATTGTTCCACCAGTTCCAGGTATATCTTTCAATCCACTTAATGCTTTTACTCTACCTGTATTAATTAATTGTCTAAGATTTTGTATATCTCTTGTCATAGTTTCTACAGCACTTAGCCTTCTTTTACCTGTACTAATTTTTTTACCGTTTCTAGTAACAGTTGTTTCTACTGTATCAGGTACATCTCGGTCTAAATATATTTTGTCGGATTTTACAACTTCACCGTGATAACCTCTTGCAGTAGTAGTTGGAGGTCTAAATCCACCAGCTACTATTACCTGTGAAATATCTTCAGTTATTACTATGTCGTAACCAGTTTGTTTTATTACTTCAGTTATATCAGTAACACCAGCTGCTCTTAAATTTTCTAATTCTATTAATACAGCATCTTTTAAATCTCCTGCAATAACAGGGTCAAATACTTTATTAAAACCTTTTTGTCCTTTTTCAATTCTATCTTTAAATTTGCTTTTTGCAGTACTACCATATCGCATGTAGTCACCATATTCTTTTATTATCATGGTTGACCTCTGCATTTGTCTAGTAGTTAAATTTCTTCTACCACTTCTAGCCATTTCTCCAGTCATTCTGTTTAATACTTTTTCAAAGTAAAGATTTACATTTATAGGTTCTACTTTTACTCCTAAAACTTCAAAACCAGTACTTAGTGCTCCCATGTCAACAGGATTCATTAATTGTTGTGTAAGTAATTCAGTTTGCTTATTTGCCCATATAGCTGCTTGTTCTTTTGCTTTGTTTTCTGCTAACAATCTGATGTCATTTTTAGTGTTCTGTATTAAATCTTTTTTATTTCCAGTAAGTTCTCTTGTATATTTAGTAGTTAACTTAGTTACCATTGCTGTTTCTTCTGCACTAATCTTTGTTAATGCTTCTAAATAGTAAGGTTGTAAATCTTCAATTATCATTTCTTGAACAGCACCGTATATGTCATCTGTAGTTCTTATACCTCCATTAAAAAATTTTTGATTTTGAAATATTCTAGGGTCTAAAGCTCTTCTGTTGTTAAACATATTTCTAGATTTCATTCCATTTAAAGCTGCTAATTCATCAGTTATTAATATTCCAGAGCCTCCAGGGTCACCAACCGCTTTGTTAACTTTTAATATTATTTCTTCTATTCCTTTACCTGTATTACCCATTTTTGTTATATTTACATTTCTAAAAAACTCTTTAGTTAATTTATCTAATCCAGATTCAAATTTTTTCGTAAAGTCATAATCTCCCATAACTTTATCTCCAAATTTATAATTTATTCTTTCTCCTGTGACATGGTCTGTATATGTGACTCCTGATAACCTTTGCCTAGTCATTAATCTAGTGTGTGTTCTCATTGCATTATTCAATGGAGTATCTTGTATTTGTTGAGTTGGGAGTGATGAATAACTATTAGTATTTTTATTATATTTAAGATTTCTTGAAGCTATAGCTTGTTGTTTTAAGTTTTCTCTGACACTTGAGTCAAAAATAAGTTTAAAAGATGATTGTTCTTTTTTTACAGCATTATTTTCCATGTCCTTACTAAATTTATCAGCCTTTTTTTTGGCTTCTTGTACTACTCCGAATTTAGCTTTACTAAATTCAATTTTACCTTCAATTCCTAATTGATTTGCTGCTGCTTCAGCCGACCTATGCATAAACATTGATGCAGGATATACGAATCTGTCACTTCTATATTTAGTAGTTCCATACCTATCTGTAGCAGGTCCACCAAATTCTATTTGTTGAGCATCTCTTAATTTTTTTCCAAACTCAACACCAAAAACTAAAAATCCAGCTGAATTAGTTTTTTTAGATAATCTATCTAATTGAGCTTTGTCCATTTCATATATATCTTTTGCTATCAAACTTTGTGATGGAATAAAGTTATCAGTTGATTTTTGGTCTTCCCAGTTACTAGACACAATTTGTGTCATTCTTTTTCCTTTTTTATATGTACCATCAGGTAAATTTTGCTCCATAAATTCATAATATTCACTTAAGTCTTTAAAATTTGGGTCTCTAGGTCTTAAATTGACTCTTGTGTTTCCATATTTATCTACATACGTACCCATTTCTAATCCAGGTCTAGTTGTAGTTGGGTCTTCTCCTGTAGCAGCTGCATCTTTTTGTTCTACAGAAGCTTTTTTAGCTGCTATTCTGTCTCTGTTTTCCATAATTTTTTGACGTTTTTTGTGATATTCTTTTGGATTTTCGTACCTTAACCTTCTCATTAATGGACTGTTTAATGAACGAGCTGCATCTTTTTTAATTTTGTCATACATTAATTGTTGTTCTTCTATCTTTGATAATCGTCTTGCTAAATCTGCAAAAGTTAATCCAGAATTACCTCCAGGTAAATTCATACCTAACTCATCAACAAATCTATCTAAATCTTTACCAACCATTGGCAACCAATTTGTTCCCATGTCAACTAATTTATTAGTACTTCCACCTGCTAACGCTTCAGGTAATTTATTTCCAAATGTTTTTAAACTGTCTAGTGGAGTGTTAGATAAATTTTGTTCTTCAGCAATTCTTTGTAACAAAGTAATTTCAGATGCATTAAATCCAGCAGCATTTAATTTTTGTACAAATTGAGAATTTCTAGATATGCTACCTTTTTTTTGTAATCCTAAGGTTTCTTCTATTTCTTTATCACTTTGAACACCACCAAATCCACCAGTTCTAAAGTCAGGTGCAGCCTGCATTGCTTTAACCATAGTTAGTGTTTGCCATTTTTGTCCGAGTCCAGAAGCACTAGATAATTCAGCTGCTACGTTTCTTTTTATTTGTGGTATATCTTTAATATCAAAAGTTGTTTCTATGAAAAATTTCATAGCTTTACCTAATATATTTCTAGATACTTGACCACCTTTTACACGCAAAAACCTTCCAAACGGACCTCCACCTTGTGGTAATAATCTACCTTGTGCTTTACCTAATAATCTACCACCAACTTGCCAAGCATAACGAGCTGCAATAGAACGTGCTAAACTACCTGTAGATAAAAATGCTTGAAAAGTGTTTAAGCTTTGTAGGATACTATATGTACTATCAGATAAACTATCTAAAGCCGCAGTTCTAGCACCTACTGATTTTGACCAGTTATATTGCCTAAGAGTTTTAAACATCCTAGCTTCAGTTCTTCTGCTAATAAATACGTCAGGACGCATTTCACCAACATAAGTAACTTTTGATGTTACAGTTCTTTCGCCTAAATTAGACGTTATTGACTGTTTAGATATATCAACCATTATTCAAAATAAAGTAGTGACAACCTCTTCATAAAAGTACGACCTACTCTATTTTTAGAAACAGCAACTGAATCTATTTCGAAATACTTTCCAGTAGATGGTTCATATAATCTGTCAGATGCTTTGATGTCTACATCACCACTAAGATATGCTACCCATGACTGTGTTATGGTATTTCTACCATCTCTATTTTCACTTTCACCCACTAAATTTAATCTACATGGATTATCAGTGCTTAAATCAGACCACTGAGTAGACTTTAGTCCTCTGCTATCTACTGTAGAACCAGATATTCTTTGAACATTTACTCTATCTATTAATAATCTTTTTGGATATTGACCTGCCATACTTTTAATATAGTAGGTAATAGTTAGATTTTAGGGATTATCTATTTTCGATTGGATAAGACGTTTCTTACGTCTTTGCTTACTTTGACAATTTTTACAGAAACTAGAATAACCATCAGCAATATTCCTGTTAGCATTAAAAGAACCAACAGATAAAGTATTTTGACAAAGTAAACAAACCTTAGTTTTAACTTCTTCATGAGTATTTCCAATCTCATCAATACATACTTTACAATAACGATTGTATCCATCTTTATACTTCTGAGATTTTTCATACTCTGATATTTTTTTTGTTTCTAAACACTTGTAACATTTTTTTTCTGATTTTTCGCTACTTAAATAATAATCTCTTGCGAGATTAACTTTTTCTTGTATTTCTTTATTTTGTAAACACCAAGTTCTAAATCTATCATATCCAATAGGTAAATCTTTATACATATCCCTATTAGTCATTGTGTATCCTTCATACTTTATTCTGTTAATAATTACATCTACTAACTCATTATTAACATTTTTAAATGAATGAAATCCACATTCTTCTTTAATTTGACGTACTCTTTCTATAGATACACCCCATTCTTTAGCCCATTCTTTTAACATTCTGTTAGGGTTTTGTTCAATTAAAAATTTAGCTTCTTCTAACGAAGGTGCTATTTTATTAGGCATTATACAAAGTATGTTTTTTTATAAGGTGCCAATATATTCATATCAGATTGTGTTAATGGTGCAATTGATAATGCATCTAAACCTACTGAATATACCGCTGAATAATCTCCTATTGATTCTGATGATTGCATATTGAAGTTACCAGCAGTTGAGGCACCTTGTGCGGATATTTCACCTGGTTCTTGTTGAGATGAAAATGCAATTATTGCTTCAAGCATACGTGCTGCTGCTCTTGATGAAACCATTTTAATTTGAATTGGTAAATCGGTATCTAATCCTCCACCAAATGCTGTATAACCTGAAACATAAGTAACTACAATGTTTTGTTCTTTAGCATAAGACCATCTCTTCCCAAGTCTTCTTATTCTTCCACTATTATAAAATACAAAATCAGCAGAATTACCTTCTGTTAATGTTATATCATCTTCAACTACTGATGTAACTGAATGTACTGGAAGATGTCTTAAAAATATTTCTTTTGTTTGGTCACCTGTAAATGTTTCAGTTTTTGTACCATGATTAAGGTCATAACCAACATATTGTTCAATTGATGCGTCAACAAAAGGAATTATATTATTAGTTAAATGAGTCTCTAAATCTGAATCAAAGTCTATTTGTGTATAAGACTCTACATCAGATGCCGTTGAGAAAGCCATTTAGACCTCCTTACTTGTCTTCGACTTCTACTTTAACTGCTTTATCTTCTACTTCTGATTTTTTAACTGCTTTAGTAACTGGTTTTTTAGCTGCTTTTTTCTTAGCAGGCTTATCTTTTTTACCCCAACCTTGCTCTTTGAGCCAATCAGTTGGATATTCTTTACCAGCTTTAGCAATTAGGTCTGCTTGAGAAGTTGGCACATCTACTGGGTCACCCTCCCATAGCTTTCCATCAGGTAGCTTATAAATATTTTTTTCTGGAATTGTATACATAATCATTAATCCTAACTTATAAAATAAAATTACTTGGTATTAGAAAAGCCCTCCGAAGAGGGCTCTTCTCACTATCGTCTAAATCAAACCTAGAAGTTTGTTATAGAACAGAAAGCTGTTGGTCTGTAAACGACAAATCCCATTCTCATTGTCAATCTAATAGCCAATTGATTCTTAGCGAAGAAGTCACTATGGCTGTCAGATACAGCAAGGTCAATACCTTGTCTCATGACAATTTGAGCAGCATCGCCACCACCGAACTTACCAACTAAGGCAGTTCCTGATGCGATTGCTGTTGAAGGAACAACTTTTAGACCCCATAGTCTTGCTGCAACATCGCCGCCGAAGCCGCCTGCTGCTACAACTAATGGATTCTTAGCAGCATAACCTGCTGAATCTGTTCCTGCAAAGTCAGTTACAGCTGTAACAATTTGATACCAGTCTTCTGGGTGCATTACGACTGAATCAGGTTCAACGAAAGCGTCTTTTCTGATTTCAGTAATAGCTTGGTAAATTTGTCCAAGTCTATTTAATTCACCGCTGTAGCTTGAATAGTCAAATGTGTTAATACCAGACTTGTTTAAAACACCAGTCAAGTTTGGAGCAGTTCCATTACCGTTAAGTAATTGATTGTCCATTCTCAATCTCATCATTGTTGTGAGTCTTGAGTTAACATATCCTTGAATAGCACTAACATCTGCTAACAACTCATCTGTCACTGGTAAGAAAGTAGCAATCTTACGAATGCTTTCTGTTCTTTCAGTGAAAGCCAATGCTGATTCGTTTGCAGAGGAGATGTCTCCTGATTCTGCGATTTCACCTGCATTGTTTGTGAAAGTTGTCTCTTCAAGATATACATATGCGTTTTGAGTTGTTGATATTTGGTCAAACAATCCAATAACAGCATTTGGGTCTCTTAAAGCTGTTTGTAATATTCCAGGTGCTCTTAATGACTCTGGTGGATAACCTGTGGTATTTAAAGTAGTTTTAAATTCTGCTGAAGAGTCAACGCCTTTAACGCCATTATTAACATATTGGTTATAAGCGTCAGTCTCAACGAACTGTTCACCGATTGTTTTTACGCCTGCTGATTGCTCAACTTGTGGAATTTCGTTAGCAACTTCGTTGTTAACTTCCATAGCTTTTTCATTAGCAGCTTTAGATTCTTCAATCTTTAGCTCATCTAATGAAGCAGCAAGTTCATCATTTAACCCTTTGATTTTATTCTTTTGGTCAGATGTGTACTTACCATCTTCTGCAGGAGCATCAAATACGGATTTAAGTTCTTCACGAGATTTAGCAATTTGCTCTTTAAGCTCTTGTACTTTACTCATACTGTATTTATCTCCTAATATTATTACTTATACTTCGTCGTCAGTAATCTCAACATCAACAGCTTCAGCCATTAATCTTTGAGACTCTGCCCACACTTCGTCTTCAAGGTCTTCTTCGTCAACTGATTCAGTGTTATCTACAGGTACTTCAGTAACTTCTTCTACTTCTTCAGATTCAGCAGGATTCTCTACTTCTTCCTCTGGTTCGACAGCTACTTCTTCAGTATCGACTGAATCTGTTGGTTCTTCTACAACATCTTCAATCTCTGCTTGTTCTTCGTCTAAGTCTTCTAACTCTAAAGCACCTTCGGTTCCGACTGTATCGATAAATTGGTCTATTTCAACCCATGCATCTTGTAAGTCATCTTGAACAGCCCTTAATGCTTCAGTAGCCTTGACTCCTAATTTCCTTCCATCTTTTGCACGTAACATCGCAATGGCGTTAGTTCGTGTCATTAAGTCATGCAACGCAGCAAGCACGTCTTTGACTTCTTCAGAAAAAGACTTATCTTTTTCAGAAACTTCAATGTCAGCAGATTTTTCCATATCTTTTGCACATTTACCTGTTTTGTCATAGTCACAGGAACCATATCCCTTGCTACAACAATCACAGTGTTCTGCATTTGCATCATGTGCAACTACTTCTTCTGCTGGTTTATCTTCAGCTGGTTTTTCCTCGCTAAAAGATTCTGAGCTTAATAAACTTTTCTCTCTAGCCATTTCCTCTAATAGCTCAGTATTAGACTTTATAGCCATTGTGTAGGTTTCTTGATTTGCACCTACTAGAACAGGAGATACTTCATAGACTGATAAATCTTTTAAGTATCTTGCGTCAACATCCTTATCACCGCTCTTGAATTTACCTCTTTCTGAATCGTTAACTCTATATCCAAAAGACCATTGTTGCAGGTCTCCCATAGCCTTAACTAAGTTATAAGCTTCTTTTCCAGATTCTGTATCCATAAAAAACTCACCTTCAAATGTGGCTTTATCTTTATCTTGTTTTATTGAACCTTTACCAATTGGCATATCCCATTTATGAGCCCATACCATTGGAACTGAACCTGATTTAAATCCTGATTTGATAGCATCTTCAACGACAACATCGCCATCGCTATCTAATGTATTGAAAACCGAAAATACAGCAGAAACTTTTCCTTCTTCTTCTGCTTTAAATTCTAGGTCGATATTTTTAATTTCACTCACGAGTGCATCTCCTATATAAACTGTTAACAGATTTATTTAGGTGCATATATTAAAAGATTAACAAAAGTCTTTAAAATGCGTGGTATTTATCTTAAGGTGTGTTTGGGTTCTCTACTTTATTATTTAATTCATCAGCACTTTTTTTTGATGACAGTGGGTGTGATGAAGGTAGCAAGTCTTGGTCATAAGGCTTTCTCTTAAATCGTCCAGTACGCAAAGCGTGTAAGAACCCATTTACTCTAGCAACACCCCATTGGTCTGCAGAAGTAACATTACTTCTAACTGAACTAGGGTTTGTGCTGTAAGCACCTACACCTCTATTAAATACAGAAACTAAAGTTCTTAGATTAGTTCTGTACTTCGGATTTTTAGAATTATGTTCTTCAACTTTATTATTTAAAGTTTTCTTAATCTGCTCCGAAACAGCTTTTGAAGCTATATCATCAGCCATTCTATTTGCTAATTCTGAAGCTTCTTTTCTTCTATCTCTGACCACTTTTTTCTGGTCATTAATAATTTTTTTCATAGCAGAAACTCCTATGTTAGAAACACCACCCCACTTAATATTGGCAATAGTGCCATTAAGTCTGTTATTGTTTTGATGTCTACCCATAAAACGTTCTCTTCTACGAACCCAGTTAAGAACTGATTCACTTCTATCACCAGACTTGTATTTAGTCCAATTAGCGAAGGCATCATTTCCTGTAAATGATGTAGGAGGATTACCTCCGTTACCAGCTCTTCTCCAAATCTCAGGCCAATTTTCTTTTAGGTCTTTAGCATACCCATATGGAAATTGCTTATATTTTGAATTTGAAAGTGATACTTGTTTATCATCACCTGGACTTGGAAAATTTGTTCTATCTTTTTTAGGTTTTTCTTTTACGTTTTCTGGTTCAATACTAAATTGCGATTCCATAATAACTTCTGCTTCTTCTAAACTTACTTTGAGTTCTTCCATTATATCGACAAGATAAGATTTTTTTGACCTTTCCATTTGTTCATGGCTTGAACAAGGCATATAGTAAGTAGTTCCTCTTATTTCGTGTTCATGATAACCTTCGCAACCAATTTCTTTAGCTCTTCTTTCAGCAGCTTCTATTGTGTCATACATCCACATATTGCTAGAAGTATTTCTATCTGGGTGTCCTGATTTTTTACCTAAAAACTTTTCAGCTTCTTTTTCTGTATCAAAACATTTAATTACTTTTCCTGTGTCATGACTAATTACACAGAATGCACCATTAGGCATTTTTGCAATATATTTTTCTTCATTACGAGGTTCTTCATTTTGTTGTATTCTAGGTTGTCGAGTAGATTCAATTGGATACTGAGTAGAGTCAGTAGTATCTTTAATACTTACTTCATCATTGTATCCAGCAGCTTCTGGTAATCTAGCCACTTGTGCAGCTTGGCTTCTATTTTCTTGCGGAGTGTCATTAAGAATTGCATTACCATTTGTATCTACTTGAATCATATTTAATGGTCTTAGATATACATCATGTTTTTCATCTACATCTAATCCAACGACTTGTCTAGCTTCACCAATGGTTATCCAACCACCAGATACGCCCATATTTACTCTTTTGTAAAGATTGTCCATATCTGTCTGTAAAGCTCTTACGCTTTGAATATCATACATACACTCAAAACCTTCATCTTTAAAATCTGGTATCAATAATTGATGAGTCAATTCAGCAGCTACTGTTCTCCACATAGGAACAAGTTTTTGCTCTGTAAAAAACTCTCTTAATTCCTTCGTATTGTTATAGGTGGCCGAATCCAATCCAGCCCCGAGGCCTGCCAATATAGCTGGGACTCCTAAAACTGCAGATACTCTTTCTTCTGGGATTCTTCTAAGTTCTGCTAACTTCATTTGGTCTGGAGAAAAAGATACAATATCAATGTTCATTGCACCAGACAATACCATTGGAGCACCACGATTTTGTCCACCAAATTTTTCTTTATACATTTGAGATATTGCTTCTGCTTCTTCTCTAGTAGGTCCACCAAATCCATCATTTCTAGGTGTGAGTACTACGCCTGGCACAGCCATGTTATTTAATAGTGCCGCTGTGAACTGGCCAGCAGATTCATCACCTAAAATTTCTCTTAAAACTGTTTTGAGAGGAGCATGTCCTCTACGATGGTCATTTGGGTCTATACCTTGTCTTATATGAACTACATCAGATTCTGGAAGTTCTATCTTGTCGCCTTTACCATATAAGTAATAATCGTAATGTGTAATTAATTTATTTTCATTACCTCTTACTTCTACTAGATGTGGCATCAATGGTACAAGCTCTACAACTTTACCATTTTTATCTCTGTTCTTATAAAGGAACGCATCTCCTAATGTATTTAAAGCTAAAATTATATAATGTGATAATAGGTTAGCTGACATAAAAGGATTAGGTCTTGAATATAATTTTGATAGTGGATGTTCTTGAATTATTTCACTATCTAAATACTTTGTGTCTTTTCTTA